TATACAAGCATCTCCGCTGCATTAGGTATTACAACCACTACCTCTACCGCCTCCGCTCTTAGTTCTAATTTAACAGTAGCTAACACATATGCACTTTCGGGTCTTTCTGAAAGCGTTGGAGTCGCAAATGCCCTGTATCCTCTGGGTGTTTACAATCCTGTCAAGATCACCCAAAAAATCATCGGCAATGTTCCAACCAAGATCAACCGCGCTCTGGAAAGCATCAAGAATGATGAAATCTATGACATTGATGTGGTTGTCGAAGGTGGTCTGGGAACGATCTTCACGATGACATCTGCTGCGGGAACCGCATATTATGACGATACCCTTTATAACAGTGCGTTGAAGGCTAAGGTGGACTCCCTGAGAACATCCCAAGATATTTTCTACAATACGGTAGCAACCGATCTTCGTGCCAATTACAGCGCGATCTTCAACCAATTTGAGAACTTCTGTAACCTCCCCTCCAATACTGGTGGTCGTGGCGACTGCGTATTCATTGCTGATCCTATCCGTCACATTCTTGTGACTGGAAGAAACACCAAGATTCTTTCTGATAGAAACAAGAACTTCCAAACAGATGTTTATTGGGCTATGAGACACCAATTCGAATTGGAAAACACTTCCTATGCTGCAACTTATGGAAACTGGGTGCAAGCCTATGATGATTTCACAGGTGAAAAGGTTTGGCTTCCATTCTCTGGATACCAAGCTGCTATCATGGCACGTAGCGATGCTGCGGAATTCCCATGGTCTGCTCCTGCTGGATTCACCCGTGGTCTGGTGACAAACGCTCTGGACATCGCAATCAATCCGAATCAGAAACAGCGTGATGAGTTCTACAAGATCAACATCAACCCTGTTATGTTCTCCCCCGCCCAAGGTGTGGTTGTCTTTGGTCAAAAGACCATGAGCCGCAAACCAAGCGCATTTGATCGCATCAATGTCCGTAGGTTGTTCCTTGCTCTGGAAAGACCTACCAAGAAAGCTGCCCAATTCTTCGTGTTTGAACCCAACAACGAATTCACACGCACTCGCTTGGTAAACACGCTTACGCCGATTTTCGAATTTGCGAAACAGAACGGTGGTTGCTATGATTATCTGATCGTTTGCGACGAAAGGAATAATACTCCACAAGTCATTGATACCAATGAGTTGAAGGTTGATATTCTGATCAAACCAACGAGAACCGCTGAGTTTATTTTGATAACTTTTACGGCTACCCGTAGTGATGCGAATCTGGAAGAATTGATTTAACCATCTGACTAAATAAAAAATCTAAATCCCGATTGGTTTTTACTAATCGGGATTTTTTATTAGAAAAGATTGTGTCGAACAACTAAATAATAATATGTCCACTACTATCGACAATATAGGAGTTCCTACTGATTATAAAAAATCCCCAGCAATTTATATTTTCAGAAATAATATAAATGATAAATTTTATATCGGAGAAACATTAAATCTAAAACAGCGAATGTATTCGTATTGTCGTCTTAAAAAAGAAAACAGACCAATAATTAAAGCTATTAGAAAATACGGTATTGAAAATTTTTCATTTGAATATTATTTTTTTCCAAATTTTACAAAAGATGATTTGATAAAATTGGAAGAAGAAATGATTAAAAAATATAAAAGTTCTGTATTTGAAAATGGTTATAATATATGGATAAAGGGTCAAAATAGGAGAGGTGCGACACATTCTGAAGAATCTCGTAAAAGAAGAAGTGAAATTTTTAAAGGGAGGATTATCACAAAAGAGTGGAGGGAGAATATTTCCAAATCTAAAAGGGGTGAAAAACATCCAATGTATGGTAAAAAATTATCAGAGGAAACAAAGAAAAAAATGGGAGATTCGCGTAGAGGTGAGAGAAATGGTAGATATGGTAAAAAAACATCCAATGAACATAAAAATAAATTAATGATGAATCGGAAAGATCGTATAGAAGTGGAGCAATATACGAAATGTGGTGAGTTTATTGGAAGATATCCATCAATTAGAGAAGCAGCAAGACAAACTGGAATAGATAGTAGATATATTAATCCAGTTTGTGATAAAATTGGGAGAAGTGCTAAAGGATATATTTGGAAAAAAGTGATACCAAATGACTAAATAATAATACAATGGCAACGAGCATCGAAAACTTTTTCAACCAAGCCTCCCAAAAACAATTTGCAAGGGACTTCCTATTCCGTGTTAAACAGATCAATATCACTGGTTTATCTCTAAACGGAGAAACAGATTTGATTTATGCTCGTAGTGCATCCCTACCCGGACGCGATATTGAGAACAAGCAAGTCAACTTCAGTGGGCAGACCTTCAATTTGCCGGGAAAATCATCTTATCCGGGTTCTGAAGGTTGGAGTGTTGAATTTTATGTTGACCAATCCTTGGATATCCGCACCAAACTTGAACGCGCAAGCAGACTTCTTTTCAACAATGAGGACACCACTGGAAATATCTGTATGCCCGGTTTTGAGTCAATTATCACTTTAGATGTTCTCCAAATTCCATGCCAACGTGGAACCAATGTTTCCAGCGGCGGGTCGTTGGAAGTTATTAAAACAATTGAGCTTGTTGGTGCCTCTTTGAGAACCATCGGAGAAATTGCATATCAAATTGCTGATGGAACTGGAGAAGTTCTTAATTTCCCAGCTACTTTCGCTTATCACTTCTATAAAGATTTCTCCGTTGCTTAATCTTTCTGATTAAGTATCTTCATGGCTGGTCCTCAAATCAACGATTTCCTTCAGGCGTTCTCAGGAGAAGCCAAATACTGTCTATCTATACCAGTTCTTTGGACGGTATCCATAGATGGTGTTACGGAATCAGCAATCAATAGCGTTCTATCGGATGCTGGGGAGAATTGGAAAGCCAAGATCGCTCCCAATGCCATGACTAGGAACGGAACAATACTTCCAGCCCAAGCTGTTACCATCCCCCAAGAATCATCCAATTTCACTCCCATGGTGGCAGGAGATTCCTATGGTGGATTCCTTCCCGGCTATGCCATGTCATCCCGAAGCGATTTCCTCTCCCGTAGCTTCTCCATCAACTTTCTGGAAACAAGACAGGATTTGGAGCATGAGTATTTTCGTCCTTGGCAGATCGCCATTGGTATCAAGGGTCTGGTGGAGCGTGGTGTGAATCTCAAGTCCACCATCACCGTAAAACAATACACCAATAACGGGGTGCTTCGAAAAGGATACCAATTCAAACGGGCATTCCCCGTTGCTGTGGAGGGATTCACCATGGATTATGACAACACTGATTATCCGATCAAGAGTGTGACGTTTGCTTGTGAGAATTATTCTCAGCTATGAAAATCAAATTCAAAGACCTTAAAGAAATCTCCGAAAATGGGGATGATTGCCTGATTGATTATCTCAACAACTTTTCAGGGGATAACATTTATGAAAAATTTTTAAATGTTTTAACATGTTGGGAACGTGATGTCTCCTATGACATGGGATTCACCGTGGAAGAGAAGAACGTGAAAGTATCCCTTTCATACTTTATAAAAGAATTGGAAAATTACGATAAGGAACCCCTGATCATCAAGACCGATAATCTGGAATTTGAATTGGATGTCCCTCCCCTGTTTAAAAAGGATTACGATATTTTCTCCATATCGGAGACGATCCGAAAGGTGAAATATGGGGAATCCGTGTTGGATTTTGCCAATGTGGGGGATAAAGCAGCTTTGATTGAACAGCTTCCCGCATCCACATACAATACTCTGATCAATGCACTTCTCAAAAATGAATCCAAAACAATTCGTTTTACTAATTCATCCTTGAAAAACATTAATATTAATTTCATGGGACATGCTCCCCTTGAGCTTCTAAGGGGTCTGTGCCATCCGTATGGGGAAGATTATTATAGAGATATCATCTACCACCTGTCGGCTAAAATAGACGGTAATATACTCCTGAATTCCACCATGCGAGACATTGATTACTTTGTCGATAAGCTCAATCAGGAAAATACTTCGGAAAAAACACCAGAATTGGGTTGATTTTTTAAATTGATAGTGTAAGTATGGTTAATATGAAATTACGAGATTTGATTGAAAGGCTCAATAAATATGATATGGATAGTGATGTAACCATTCATACTGCAAATGGGACAAAATCTTTAGAAATCAAAGATTTCAATCCTCATACGGAGCGTGAGATGGGAGATACTACAGAACCTAGATTAACTTTAATTTGTTATGATGATTTTACGGTTTATGCCCATAATTAATTTTAATCTTAAATAAACACATGGAAAACAACGTTCAACAATTCCTTGATAGTATTCAGGAACTCAAGGCAACCAAATTCAAGGCATACCAAGCTTCTACCAAAAAGGAAGTGGATTGCTCTCCCCTCACTTTCAAGCAACAGAAAGACATCATTGCCACCGTAGCCGATGGGACGGTGGGTGTTCTCAAGTTCCAAAAAATCCTTAATGATATTCTTATTGAGAATACGGAATCCGATACCCTCAAAGTTGAAGATAAGCTGCCTCTGATTCTCAAAATTCGGGGAGAAAGCCTTGGTAATGATCTGAAGCTGGATGGCGAAGTTGGTAGTATTGAAAGCAACATCCAAAGCACCCGCAAGATCAAATCCCCCAAGGAAAAGGTGATCAATGGTGCCGTGGATGTGGTTCTGGCTACCCCCACTCTCAAGGAAGAGAATAAGGTTATCAATTATGCCATTGAAATTCTGAAAAAGGATGGGGATAAGGATGCGGGTAAGAACATCGGTAATATCTACACTTTTGAAATTGTAAAATTTATCAAATCCGTGAAATTCGGAGAAAATGAGATCGTATTTGCCGATACTCCTGTAAAGGATCGTGTGAAAATCGTGGAAAATCTACCTCTATCAATCAATAAGGAAATCATCAAATATATTGAATCTTTCAAGGAGGATGAGCAATCCCATCTGAAAGTGACAATCAATGGTGAGGAAAAGGCGTTTGATATTGATGTGTCCTTCTTTGATAATTGATTGGTGATTAAATAATAAAGTGAATGTCGCTTTATTGGAAGAACTGCTTGGATTACTGAAAACGGTCAATGAAACCATTGGCGTTCCACAGGGGGAATCTCTGGAAGATAAGAACGTATTGCAGGGTAATAATCCCTCTGATCCCAATAAAAGGGTGACACCCACGCTCAATAGCAATGAGCGCAAAAGAACAACGGAAATCGCTTCCCTGTTTGCCAAGACATTCTTTGAATATCAGAAGAAAAAGACTCCTGATAAGGCGATCAAGACTTCCATTCAGAAAGTAACGGGTAAAACAGGGGAGAAGATACAACAAGGGGGGGATAAAGTTGATGCTAAATCATCTTGGTGGAAAATTCTTTTACCTTTAGTGGTGGGTATCGGCGCGTTAATTGCGGGACTAATGACAGACGGACCATTTAAGGGTGCTTTGAAAATGCTTGCTAGATTAGGATTGGGTATCGTTGAAAGGCAAATTAAAATGATACTCTTC